CACCTTTCTTGTAGCACAAATGGGTGTCGTATTAGGGTTTATGGGTGCTACAGCTTTAACTAAAACTAAATCAAAAGAATAAATTTGCATAACAGGGTTGCATTAATATCTCTTTTATGTTATAACTAACTATGGTATAACATCCTTATCAGTCAATAGTACTGACGTATAGATAAAAGGAGTTATACAATGATCAGAAAATTACTAATTAAATACCATAATTATATGGCTAATAGAACTGCATATTATCAACTAATGAATATGACAGAAAGACAACTACGAGATCTGGGAATTTGTCGTGGTGAAATTAGAAGACTAACAGGATTTGGAGAAAATTAATGAGAAATTTATTTATTGCAGGTGTTATTGTTACACTAACAGCAATGTCAGCACAGGCTGAAGGAGTTGTAAGAGGTGGTCTTTTATCCATGATAAAGCCAGACGCATCTGTTGAATACGGAATTAAGACTAAAAAATGGTCAGGAGACTTTGGCGTAACTGCAAACGTTTCAAGACTATCAATTAGACCAGCACTAGACTGGGGCTACGCAAGTGGAGATTCATTTGCTATTGCTGGTGCATCAGTAAAAAGCACAATGGCTATAAGCAAAAGCCTGTCTGCTTATTCTAAACTATCTTTAGACAAAGATTTTAAATACAGTGACCTGTCAATCGGTGTCGCTATAGCATTTAAATAAGGAGAATAACTATGGATTGGATTACAGGAAGACTTAAAGAACCTACAACTTATCTAGCACTTGCTCTTGCAGGTGTAGGACTAGGGTTTATGTTTACATTGCCTATACTAACTTGGGCAGGTATTATAGGTGGTATCTTTGGTATCGTTCTTAAAGAAAAAGGTGGGTCATAACAATGGCCTACCTAAATAGAGTTATACGTGCAATACTTAATATGCCTTGTAACTGCTGTGACAAATGTCAGTGCGGTAACTAATGTTTGGTTTACTGGGTAATATTGTCGGGCCAGTTGCAGGACTAGCAGGTTCGTGGATTGAAGGTAAGACTGCTGTACAGAAAGCTAAAGCTACCAAAGATCTAAAGATTGCTACAGGTGAAATAGACTGGGATCTGGAAGCGATGAAAGCGACACAGAACTCATGGAAGGATGAATGGTTGACACTTTTATTAAGTGGCCCATTTATTTTATCTTTCTGTGGGGATTGGGGCAGAGAGATTGCAGCAGCAGGGTTTACTGCACTAGGAGAAGCACCACAATGGTATAGCTATTCTCTTGGAGTAGTTATTGCTGCATCTTTTGGCATACGATCTGCAACTAAGTTCTTTGGCGGCAAAAAATGATAACTAACTACAACACGTGTTTAGAAATAATATTAGAACACGAAGGTGGTTTTGTAAATCATCCTAAAGATCCGGGTGGAATAACAAACTATGGTGTCACTAAAAAAGTCTATGATAAGTGGGTAGGCAGAGAGACTACGCCTAAAGAAATGCGTGACTTGACGCACGAAGATGTAGCACCTATCTATAAAAAAAATTATTGGAATAGAGCTAAATGTGATCAACTTCCTAGTGGGGTTGATCTTTGTGTATTTGATTGGGCTGTTAATTCAGGTGTATCACGATCTGCTAAAGCGTTACAACGCATAGTCGGTGTAGAGCAGGATGGTGGCATAGGCCCGATGACTTTACGAGCTGTCGCTGAAGTAGAAGTAGATGATATAATAGAACAAATGCATTACACACGTAAAAGTTTTTATGAGAAGCTGTCTACGTTTGACACCTTCGGTAAAGGCTGGACTAGACGTAACGATGAGACAAAAGAAAAAGCACTGGAGATGGCTCATGGCTAGACAACTAACAGAAAGACAGCAGACGTTTTTATCTGTACTCTTTGATGGGGCAGGTGGTGATGTAGTCGCTGCTAAAAAACTTGCAGGTTATTCTGACGCTACTAGTACTACTGAAGTTGTTAATTCTATGAAAGAAGAAATACTAGAAAGCACACAAAGCTATATGGCACGTAATGCTCCTAAAGCTGCAATGGCTATGGTAGGTGGACTATATGATCCTACTGAGTTAGGCATAAGAGATAAAATGTCAGCAGCTAAAGAGTTGCTAGATCGTACTGGACTCGTTAAGACAGAGAAAGTACAAGTAGAAGCTAAAGGTGGAGTAATGTTAATGCCACCTAAGAACACGGAAAATAATGACTAGATCGCTTGGTAAGTGGAAACTACCACAACCTACAGACGTAAAAGATGAAAACGAATGGGTAGCAATACCTAAGATTTCTCGCACTATACCTTTTGGCTACGAAGTAGACGCAAAAGATAACGGCATATTAAACCCTATACCTGACCAACTAGATAAATTAGAAATAGCAAAAAGATATTTAAAGCAATACTCGTATAGAGAAGTATCTCAATGGTTAACTCGTAATACAGGTAGATACATATCTCATGTAGGTTTAAGGAAACGTTTAGAGAATGAAAAAAGAAGAAACAACCAAGCTGCAAGCCTACGCAGATGGGCAGACTATGCTAAAGAGGCAATCGCCAAAGCGGAAAAAATCGAAAGCCAAAGGGTCGGTTCAAAAGAAAGCTACAGCGAAGAAGAAGCTAGAGCCACCTAAAGTAATAGAGATTGAAAAACTTGATCCTATTGAGACTATTGAAGAACAACATAATGTTATATTTAAACCTAATCATGGGCCTCAGACTGAGTTCCTTGCTGCAGGTGAAAGAGAAGTTCTTTATGGAGGTTCGGCTGGCGGTGGCAAAAGTTATGCTATGCTTGCCGATCCGTTACGATATATGGGGCATCCTGCATTTTCTGGGTTGTTATTGCGACATACTACAGAAGAGCTTAGAGAGCTTATATTTAAGTCTCAAGAGATGTATCCAAAAATCTGGCCCGGAATAAAGTGGTCAGAGAGAAAGATGCAGTGGGTCGCACCATCTGGTGCAAGATTGTGGATGTCATACCTCGACAGAGAGGATGATGCTTTGCGTTATCAGGGTCTGGCGTTTAGTTGGATAGGTTTTGACGAGTTAACACAATGGCCCACACCATTCGCATGGAACTACATGCGCTCTCGTCTACGATCCACTGCACCCGACTTACCAGTCTTTATGAGAGCTACTACAAATCCGGGTGGTAGAGGACATCACTGGGTCAAAAAAATGTTTATTGATCCTGCTGCTACAGACACACCATTTAATGCTACAGACATTGAAACAGGAGAAGATCTAAAGTACCCAGCAGGTCATGAAAAAGCAGGTAGACCTTTATTTAAACGTAGGTTTATACCTGCTAGATTAAGAGATAACCCATACTTAGCTGAACAAGGTGACTATGAAGCAATGCTTCTATCTCTACCTGAACAGCAACGTAGGCAGTTACTAGATGGCGATTGGGATATTAAAGAAGGTGCAGCATTTACAGAGTTTGATAGGAATGTACATGTCGTTGAACCCTTTGATATACCTAACAACTGGGTTAGATTTAGAGCATGTGACTACGGATATGGAAGTAAATCAGGCGTTGTATGGTTCGCTGTATCCCCAAATGAACAGCTTATCATATATAGAGAACTTTACGTAAGCAAAGTACTAGCTACTGATTTAGCAGATATGATATTAGAACTAGAAGCTGGTGATGGTGGAATGAGATACGGAGTACTTGACTCCTCACTATGGCACAAACGTGGTGATACAGGCCCATCTCTAGCAGAACAAATGGTACAACGAGGTTGCAGGTGGAGGCCATCAGATAGAAGTAAAGGCTCACGTGTAGCAGGTAAAAACGAAGTACACAGAAGATTACAGATAGACGAGTTTACAGAAGAACCACGATTAGTATTTTTTAGTAATTGTAATAATCTTATTGCTCAACTACCAGCGTTACCCATAGATAAAAAGAATCCAGAAGACGTTGACACAACCTCAGAAGACCACTTGTATGATGCTTTAAGATATGGTATCATGTCAAGACCAAGGTTTAGTATATTTGACTACGATGCAAACAATACACGAACATCAAGAATGCCTATTGCAGATGCAACATTTGGCTATTAAAGGTAAAATAAATGGCAGAAGAAAACGAAGTATTTATTGAAGACGAAGTAGTTTCACTAGAAGATTCTGAAGAATCAGTTATTGAAGATATTGATGTATCTGCAATTATTCCATTTGTAATGGAAAGATATAGAAGAGCAGACGATTACAGACAACAAGATGAAACACGCTGGTTAAAGTCATACAGAAATTATAGAGGTTTGTATGGTTCAGACGTACAGTTTACAGAAGCTGAAAAATCTCGTGTGTTTATTAAAGTTACAAAGACAAAAACATTAGCAGCATATGGTCAAATAGTTGATGTATTATTTGCTGGCAATAAGTTTCCTTTATCTGTAGATCCTACAGAACTACCTGAAGGTGTTATTGCAGATGTTAATTTTGATCCTCAAGAACCTGAACAACTTAGAGATAGAGGAGAAGAGTCTAGTCCATATGGTTTCTCAGGAGATGGAATGGACATGCCAGCAGGTGCAACAGAAAAAACCTTGCGAGACAGACTAGGCCCTATTGCAGATGATCTTCAGGATATAGATAATCTAAAAGAAGGAACAGGTAAAACTCCTACAGCAGTTACGTTTAGTCCAGCTATGATAGCAGCAAAAACTATGCAAAAGAAAATACAGGATCAACTAGAAGAGTCTAGTGCATCTAAACACTTACGAAGCACAGCATTTGAAATGGCTTTGTTTGGTACAGGCGTAATGAAAGGCCCATTCGCTATAGATAAAGAGTACCCTAGTTGGAATGATAGTGGAGAATATGAGCCTACTATAAAAACAGTTCCACAAGTATCTCATGTATCTGTATGGAATTTTTATCCTGATCCAGATGCTAACAATATGGAAGAAGCACAGTTTGTTATTGAACGGCACAAGATGTCTCGTACACAAATGCGTGGCTTAAAAAAACGACCATACTTTAGATCTGCTGTTATAGATGAAGCTATACAACTAGGTGAAAACTACGATAGAGAACACTGGGAAGATGACTTATCAGATTACGCACCAGAGCATGGTACAGAAAGATTTGAAGTACTAGAATACTGGGGCATGTGTGACACAGAAATGCTTAAAGATCAAGGTGTAGAAATACCTGATGAACTAGAAGACACAGACGAATTACAAACTAACGTATGGATATGTAACGGTAAACTACTACGAATGGTTATTAATCCATTTAAACCTGCACGTATACCTTACATGGCTGCACCGTATGAGCTTAACCCATATAGCTTCTTTGGTGTAGGTATAGCTGAAAACATGGATGATACTCAGACATTAATGAATGGCTTTATGAGAATGGCTGTTGACAATGCTGTATTATCTGGTAATCTTCTTATTGAAGTAGATGAAACAAATTTAGTTCCCGGTCAGGATCTATCTGTATATCCCGGAAAAGTGTTTAGAAGACAGGGTGGCGCACCCGGTCAAGCAATTTTTGGAACGAAGTTTCCTAATGTAGCTGGAGAAAACTTACAGTTATTTGACAAAGCTAGAGTGTTAGCAGATGAAAGCACAGGACTACCTAGTTTTTCTCATGGACAGACTGGTGTATCAGGAGTAGGTAGAACAGCTTCAGGTATTAGTATGCTAATGAATGCTGCTAGTGGTGGCATTAAAAATGTCATTAAGAATGTAGACGATTATTTATTACGGCCTTTAGGTGAAGGGTTGTTTAGATTTAATATGCAGTTTGATTTTGATCCTGCAATTAAAGGTGACTTAGAAGTTAAGGCTCGTGGTACAGAAAGCCTTATGGCTAACGAAGTACGTAGTCAACGTCTGATGCAGTTTATGCAAGTTGCCTCTAATCCAGCATTAGCACCGTTTGCTAAGTTTGATTATGTTATACGTGAAATTGCAAAATCAATGGACTTAGATCCAGATAAAGTAACTAACAATATGAATGAAGCTGCTATACAAGCAGAGTTAATGAAGGCTTTCCAACAACCTCCAGAACAAGCTATACCCCCAGAAGGCGGCCCACCACCAGCAGCAGGAACTAATCCAGCAGATCCAACAGGAGCAGGTGGCGGCACAATAGGTACTGGTATCGCACCATCACCGCAAGAACAAGGATTTAGTGGAAACAATGGACAAGGAAATACTCAGCAAGCTCAAGGGGCTGGTCAGCCGCCCGAAGGAATGGGCCAACTTCAATAA